TCTTACGAAGAGACTTTCAGTTTATTAAATGACTTAACTACTGAATTAGTAGCTAAAGCTCAACAAGACAATGATAACTTTATTTGGAACGCAGTTTCAGGATCACAATTTCCTGGATCATCTGTAGAGCCAGAAGCTGACGGTTTTCACAAACTAATTAGTGGTTCTACTGCTAATGTAGTAAGTGCTACTGGGGCATCTGCAACTCCAATTACAGGATCTACTGCATACGCACAGTTAACAGGAATGTTAGAAGTTGCTGATCCAAACATCTTAGATGTTAGTGATTTAACTTTCTTCTGTGGTATAAAAGTATTCCAAAGAATCATCAACGGTCTTACAACTCAGAACTTATTCCACTTTGACCCAACTTCAGTGAAGTCAAGAGGCGGATTTTACGAAGTTCCATTACCAGGATACCCTAACGTGGTTATCGTAGGTGGATGGGGATTACGTAACAAAGAGAGAGTAGTACTAGGACCTGCAAGTGATGCATTCGTAGGATGTGATCTTATTTCAGATACAAGTAACTATCAACTTTGGTATGATATCAACTCTGATACTATCAAATACAGATTGAGAAACAAATTAGGTACTCAAATTGGACACCCTCATTACTGGGTATCTAACGACGTAAACTAAGAGCATTAACCGATTATTAACTAACAAATAAAACTTAAAATTATGGCATGTGATATTACATCAGGATTTCAACTAGGTTGTAGAGACAACATGGGTGGACTTCGTCAAATTTATATATTAAGTGGTTCAGTTAGTTCAGTAACAGGCGCAAATAATGGTTTATTAACAGCTATCAGTGGATCAGGTACGTTCTTTTTATTCGAACTTGCTAAAAACACAGGTGACTTTACAGAAACTATTAACAGTAGTATTGAAAATGGTACTGTTTATTACGAACAAGTAGTAAACGCTCCATTCCAAAAACTACAGTCGTCAACTCGTAATCAGGTTAAAGTTCTTGCACAGAACCCAGACTTAAAGATTATAGTTCAAACTAATAATGGAACTGAAGACGGTGGAATAGGACAATTTTTCTATTTAGGCCAAGAAAACGGTATGACATTATCAGGAGGAACTGGACAAACGGGGACAGCTTTTGGAGACCTAAACGGATACACACTAACATTTACAGGGGATGAACCATTCCCAGCAAGTGAAGTAAGTGGATCTGTCTTAACAAGTGTACTTTCGGGTATAACTGTAGGATCTTAAATATATTCTTAAAAATTGGGGGGTCTATAAATGACCCCCTTTTTTTTAATATCTATCTTATACAATAAACATATTTATTCTTAGACGATGATTAGACTAAATTACAGTAGCAGCGGGACAGATACAAGTGCACTTTGGGTAAATTACCAAGTGAGCGCTTCTGAAGCCTTGTATTCACTAACTAGTAGTTATGATCAAAGTAAATGGGAATTATCAGGTAGCATCATATCTAATAAAACACAAGGTGGTGACGGATGGTTATTAGTACAATCTAATAGAAATCAAGCACCTACCGCTTCAGGACAGTGGTTTGCAGACATATCACCGTACGTAAGTGTATTTCAAGATGCAATATGGAATGTTACAGCACTAAAATGGGCTGATAATAATGAACCAATTGCAGTTTTAGATTATAAATGGGCAACGTTCCAAAAATATCTAAATAGAAAATATGATGGTGGTTTCATTGATACAGAAAGAGTATGGGTCTCAGGTTCGAACGATCCAGCTATAACAGATTATGTATCAAATAATGAAAACGGTACCTTTAACACATATCAAAACTAATGGAAAACAAGAAATTTAACTTCTCAGCTATCAAACGTAAAGAAGAATTCGCTAAAAGTGGATTCGATAGAGAAACTAACCCATATAGAGACGACAGTCCAGATTGTCCTAAATATATGAAATTTGGTGCTGATAATCAGTACCCAGAATACCTTATTTCACTTTACAATCAATCATCAACACACGCTTCATGTATAAATTCAATTGTACAAGCAATTACAGGTGATGGTTTAGTATGTGATGAAGATGATTATCTAAAAAGAGCTAATAGAGATGGAGAATCATGGAATGATATCTACAATAAAGTAGCTTTAGATTATAAATTATTTGGTGGATATGCTTTAGAAATTATTTACTCTAGAGATAGAAGCCGTATTGCGGAGATTTATCATGTAGATTTCTCACACGTGAGAGCTATGGAGAAAAACGATCGCAATAAAATACCAGGATTTTATATTTCAAACGAGTGGAAACCAGTTTGGAATTATAATATTCAACAAGACGATAAAAAATTACCTCAATTACCTCCTTTTAATTTAGAAAAACGTAGTGAGGAAGCAAAACAATTATTATACCATAACCCATACAGACCAGGACAAGGATACTATCCATTACCTGATTACGTAGGTGGTTCTAAAGTAATAGACTTAGATCAAGAGGTAGATAATTTCCACATATCAAATATTAAAAATGGTTTAGCACCATCATTAGCAATTACAACTTATACAAATGCAAATGATGAGGAACGAATGGCTATAGAAAACATGTTAAGATTACAGTACGAAGGTACTAGTAATGCAGGAAATATGTTATACATGGATGTTGCAGATCCGTCGCTTAAACCTGATATAACTCCAATTCCACAGAATGGGGCGGATGATTATTATACCACGTTAAATGACGTTGTTTCACAGAAAATTTTAACGAGTCATCGTATAACAAGTCCAATGCTTTTAGGTATTAAATCAAATACAGGATTAGGTAACAATGCTGAAGAAATAGAAACATCATATAGATTGTTTTTAAATACAGTTGTATTACCATTCCAACAAAGTATATTAGGCGTATTTGAAGGATTATTATCTTTTAATTACGGAGAAGTAACATTAGGTGTGATACAGAAAAACCCATTATTTGAGTATGAAGATGAAGATGAAGCAGAAGTAGTAGTATCTCAAGATGCAAATATAGAAGATGAAAAAGAATTAGATGATCAAATAAATAGTGACGCACCATTAACAGAATAGATATATGACAACAACATTATTAATTAGCGAAGCAAAAGTTAGAGCATTTAGTGATATAAATGAATCAGTAGATGATGCTTTAATGGTAAACGGAATTAGAGAAGCACAAGATATAGCTATACAACCTATTATAGGAACTATGCTATATAATACTTTAATTACAAAAATTGATAACAACAGTGTATCAGGATCATATACAACATTAATTGACGATTACATTCAGCCGGCATTAGTTTATGCTGCATTGTATAATATTACAGAGGCTGTAATGGTAAGAACTAGAAATAACGGATTATTAACTCCTACAGGGGGTGAAAATAGCGTTAATGTAGATAGAAGTATGTACGATGCTAAACGTCAGAGCATTTTTAATAAACAACAATTTTACGCAGATCAACTGTCTAGATTTTTAACAGAAAATTTAGCAGTGTATCCTGAATTAGGTCAAAATACATTACTATATCAATTTATACCTGACTATGGTAGTCAATATAGATCACCTATTGTAATGCAGAGGAATACTAGAGCAGTATATATGAACTTAGCAAGACAAGCAGGTTTACCAATTGTAAATTCAGCTTATCCTGCGTATCCACCTCCAGGACCAACTAAATACGATATATAATTATGGCACAAGATTTATCAGGACTTTATATAAGTCAATCATTTCAAAATTTAGTACAGCGTTCCGCAAGTGGAGCATTTAATGTACTAGCAACAGCTACAGGTACAGAATTTATTCCTGTATCAGCATCATACGCTATTTCTGCTTCAAAGGCAGATTCAGTAGTTAGTGCTTCATATGCTGTATCTTCTTCAAGAGCAGTATCAGCATCAAGAGCAGATAGTGCTTTAAGTGCATCTTATGCTTTATCAGCATCACATGCCCCAGATCAAAATTTACAATCAGTATTAACTGCAGGTAATCAAGCAAATCTAGGATTTTCAGTTACTGGTTCAACTTTCCTTTCAGGTAGTTTAGTAACAGGTAATGGTAATAATTTAATTACAAAAATTGATAACGCAATAATTGGAGGAAATTCTCATACTAATTCAGGAGCAAGTAGTGTTGTAGTAGGTGGAGTAAATAATGATATTCAAAGTGGTGCAGAAAGAAACGTTATAGCTGCTGGTGAATCTAATACAATACAAACGGGTACTACCTGGTCAAGTATACTTGGAGGAACTAGTAATACAATTCAAGGTGGAAAATATAATAGTATTATAGGAGGTGAAAATAATCTAGTACAAAATGGAATTACAGGTTCAGTTGTAGCAGCAGGAAATGCTATTTCTGGAACACAAGTAGACAAAGACTTTACATTATTCACTTCAAACATCGATATTCAAGATGGTGGTGATTTAGAAATGTCTGGTTCAATAAAATTAGCAAGTAGTACAGGTTCAGTAGGACAAGTAATAGGAGTAGATGCAGCAGGAAATGCTAAGTGGGAAACCGGAGCAGCAGTAGATCCATTTCCATTTACAGGAAGTGCACAAATAACAGGATCATTAATAGTAACTGGTTCAGTAAGTTTAGGTAATATACCTGGTAGAAATACAATAAATGCATCAGCACAAAACGCATTTGTTGTAGGTGATGGTAACGCAATTAATGGAAGCGGAGAAGATAATGTTATAGTTGGTGGTGAAACTAATGCAATTAACTCAGGTGCATATTCAGCAATTATAGGTGCAGCAGGATCATCACTAACAAATGTAGATACATCAATAATAGCAGGTGGATATCAAAATACNTTANNAGGTACAAGAACATTTATATTAGGTGGTAATCAAAATACTGTTGCTAGTGGTACTGAACATTCAGGAGTTATTGGAGGACAATTTAACCAANTAAATAGTAATATTACAGGATCAGTAGTAATAGGTGGTAAAAATATAGGCGCAGATAAAGCTGATACAGTATTCGTTCCAGCATTAAATGTAGGAAAAGGTACTAGACCTGGAGATGTAATAGTAGAAGCTGGATCTGTAAATGTTACAGGTTCAATTGTAGGAAGCACTAGTATATTTGCAGGACAAAATGCAGCAGCATTTTCTTCAGATGCAGTAAGATTAGGTAATGCAACAACACCAGTTCAATATGGTAATATGATTATTCATACTGATACTTCTGGTGCTATGTTAGGTAATCAATATAACGCTTTTACTATTGATGACCCAGGCACGTCTAATATTCAATTTGCTAGTTCAGCATTTACAGGATTAGGTAATACAGTTCATATGTTAGCATGGGGTGGTACATCAGTAGGTAGAGCAGATACCATTAAGTTATGGTCATCAGGATCAGCAGGAGTATTAAATGCATCTACTGATTTAAAAATACAAGACGGTAATAAATTAACAATGTCTGGTTCAATAGAATTAGCTAGTAGCACAGGTAGTGTAGGTCAAGTAATTGGTGTAGACGCAAGTGGTAAAGCTAAATGGGAAACGGCAGCTGGAGGAGCAGCATTTCCATTTACAGGATCAGCACAAATAACAGGTTCATTAGCAGTAACAGGTAGTACAGTATTAAGTACAGGTGTTGAAACAGATGAAACATACCCATTAGAAATATTAGGTAATGCTAAAGTTAGAAAAAATGTAGCAGGACAAAATGCAACATTAGTAATACAAGATGATGCACAATCTTCATTTACTGAGGGTCCTACATTACAATTTAGTGGTTCAAACGTTGGTTTACTAAAATCAGATGGTCAAACAAATGTTAGATTCGAAACAAAAAGAGATTTTGAATGGGTTACTGGTACAAATGGAGGCGGAGCGCAATTTAGTATTGTTAAAGAAAATCAAGTATCTGGTGATTTTAAAATTGAAGATAAAGGATCTAGATCAGCAAGATATATTCACGAAAATTTAAATGAAACAGGTAGTATAAGATTTGCAAATACAACTACAGATGCAGGTATAGCATTAAGAATGGATGATAACAAGATGGGATTACAAATGTATTCTGGTTCAGCATTCGTTCCTATTATACAAAGAGCATCAGGTTCAAAACAAGTAAATCTATATGATTCTTCTGCAAGCACTGGTTCATCAGCACAAGTATTAACATCTAATGCTAATGGTGGAATTGAATGGGCTGCTGCAGGAGGCGGCGGAGGTGGTGGTATTGTTTCACAACAATCATTACCAACGGATTATACACAAGCTACAGCGCCAGGATGTGATACAATATTCCAAACAGCATCAATTGCTGGAGGTACTTATACAGTAGGAGATGTTGTTGAAGTTAGAGCTATGGATAAGAAAACATCATCATCAGGAACTACTTATACAGCTATATATCAAACACCAGGTAATGTTACAATAGGAGCTTCATACGCATCTGGTAATCAAATAGCAGGTAATCAAACATCAGGGGATGGTGCAATTTACTACCAGAAAACATTACATATTATTTCAGCTACTGAAACAGCAGTATGGATTGTAGGTAATGGAAATGAAACATATTCATCAACTACAGCAGGAGGAGATCCAATAGAAATATATAATATTGATTGGACACAAGATCAAACAATATGGTATGGTGCTTGTATTGATAATGCTGGAACTAGATTACAATCATTTGGATTGCTAGTTAGAAAATTAAACGGATAAGGTAAGACATAGCTATGAACTTGGTCTAAGAGGATGCTCCCACAGAGGCATCCTCACCTTTTTTTTAAAATAGCGTGCCTCCCACAGAAATCTTTATTACCTTGAACATATATGTGTTTAAAATATTTAATATAACATTTAAACATTTAAATAAATGCCTTAGTCTACTAATTGGTATGATAAACAAAGGCTATAAAGGTATAAAGGCAATAAAAGATATTGGGTATTGATAAAAGGGATACCCTTGTTCATAAATTGTTCACAACTCTCTCTGCGTTTTGAAAAGTAAGTCAATATTTATAACTGAGGGAAAGAAAAAAGGCAATAAGAAACGAGAGAGAAACAAAGGCTACTAGGCAACGTAACGGGGGAAGCGTATATTGACGACGTATAAAAATGGACAATGGACACCACACTATCTAAGACTGAAATGGAATCAATAGTAAATAGCGAATTAGAAGCTGTTACTAATCAATTATTTGTCAACGCTCAAAAGATTTGTACTTATAATTATGAAAAATGGGGTGCTGACTTAGTATCTCATACGGTTTTATATTTCCTAAATCAGCCTATAGAAAAGAAGTATACCATTGTTACTACTCCGTCTAAAAAAGTCTCAGCATTAGAACGATACCTTACCTCAGCTATGTCATTAGCAATTCGTTCTTCAACCAGTCCATTTTATAGTAAACATAGAAAGCACATTGAGTCTCATAGAGTGCTTTTTGATGACTATGATTACTCCTCCAAGATTGGTTACGCTGAGGCTGCAGACGATGAGGGTGATGTTTGGACTAACATGAAAGATCAATTACCTTTACTAATTAATGAGTTACATTTTTACGACAAATACCTCATTCAGAAACATTATATGGAACAATTAACAGTTGCTGAAATTAGTAAATTAACAAGAATAACACCTCAGCGACTAAGTAAGGATATTCGTTTTGCATTATTAGAATTAAAAGAAAAATTAACAAGTAAAAATATAAAACAATGACAGAAGAAATTTTAAGAAATTATTGGCTATTTACAGCCGCATGTACAATCATAGGTTCAGCAACAACAATATTTATTTTCAAATACCGTGCTATAGCAGCGTATTTAAGCCGTAAAATTACGTTTATACTGCAGAGAGACAAATGTCGCGATACAGTTTATGATGTGATGAAAGAATTACAGCCATTAAATAAACGCTATATAAGACAGCAGGTTAGAGAATACTTAAAGGAATTGCAAAAACCTAGTTATGAAACGAAGAAAACTACCACGAAACCTCCAGTTACCGTTAGACGTAAGCGTACTAGGGGATCAAAAACCAAAGAATTATAGAATGATAAGACTAGTACCTATCAATAAGAAAGATAAAAAAGAATATGCTAATAATCAATTTGAGCAAGAAAAATTAATATATAACGACTTGCCTCAAAGTTATAAATTTAAATACAGTGGATCTAAAAGAATCAATGCAACAAAAACCCCTAGGTAATTGGGATCTTAAATTACTACCAGAATTTATTACACGAGATGAGTGTAAAAACCTTATAGGATTAATTGACAAAGACTTAAACGAATCTACAGTTGGTTTAGGTGGTGAAAGAGTAGTCGATGATTCTAGAAAATCACAAACAGCTTATTTATGCGATTGCTCTAAAATGGTAATGGCATTAAAAAAGAAAATAGCTAAGGAATTAGGTGTTAATGTAAATCAAATGGAAGGTTTACAAGGACAAAAATATGTTAAAGATGGTTATTTTAATGAGCATCATGATGGTTTTGACTCAATAAATATAAAGAAATTCGGTTTACATTCAGGTAATAGAATTAAAACACTAATGATATTTCTAAATATGGAGATGGAAGGTGGTTGGACTACATTTCCAGCAGTAGATAGATCATTTATGCCTTTAACAGGATGTGCTTTAACATGGGATAATTTAAAAGAAGATGGTAAATTACAACCTGCAGCTAAACATACAGCAGAACGAGTAGCATTTGGTGAAAAATATATTGTAACAGCTTGGATTAGAGAGAATGCTTGGGATCCATTACAAGATGATTTATTAGCAGAAGAATATATAAATGAAACTAAAGATTTACCTAAACAATATGGTAAAGCATTTGATATAATAGATACACCAGATGAAGTAACAAATCTAATTACTGCATTCTTAATGAAAAATGATGCTGAGGATGAACAAGAATTACACGAGATAGACGGTAAATCACGTTTATATAACTTAGATAAAGCACCTAGCATCACAAAACGCATACACGAAATTTATTTGCCTATAGCAGAAAAAATGTCAGGTGAAAAATTAGAACCAACTTTCGTTTATGGTGTTAGATCATATGGTAAAGATAGTAGTTTAAAAATGCATCGCGATAGAAAAGAAACACATGCTGTATCATTTAGTGTAACATACAGTAAAGATGCTGATTGGCCTTTAGTATGTGAAGGTGAGGATTTAAATGAATATAAATTAGAATTAGAACCAGGCAAATCATTGTATTATAATGGTTCAAGATATAAACATGGTAGACCTAGTAAATATACAGGTAAAGAATATCTAAATTTCTATGTACATTTTAAAATAAAAAGTAGAACACCTAAAGCTCCAACTCATAAAAAAAACAATAGTCATATAAAAATGATTTAATGGGTAGGCATTCAGGTTGTAAGAGAGGCAATACTAAAAAAGACAGTAAGGAAGTTATACAGGCAGCATTAGATGAACAACGTAAAAAATATAAAAAAGCGTTTGATAAAGTAAGTTTACATTTAAGAAAGGTAGAGGAAAGAAAGGCTGCTACTAAAGAACGAAATGCAACTAAACGTAAAAAAAATAAAGACGTAACTAGAGCAAAAAATAAAAACGACTATTATGATTAAATTGGGTGACTTAGTAGAGAAAATTTTGTATATTACGGGCATCAAATGGTTATATGAGAAATACAAAGGTGGACCTTGTGATGAGTGTAGAAAAAGAAAAGAATATTTAAATAAATTATATGATAAACATAATACAACTAGGGAGTAACACAGGTAAAGACCACGTTACAGATTTCATAGAATACTACATAGACATAATAGATAAAGTCTTGTTAGTAGAGGCATTACCTCAACTAGCAGATGAGCTAAGGGACAATTACAAAGGATATCCTACAGATATATCCGTTCATAGTTGTGCAGTATCAGATAAGAATGGTACAGCCGATTTCTATTATTTACCAGATACCAACTTAAGGTTATCATCGTTACTCCCTAACGTTCATACAGATTTTATGAAAGGTACAAGTAAAATAACAGTACCAACATTAACATTTGATTCATTATGTGCTAAACATAACATGAGTAAAGTTGATGTATTATTTGTTGATATAGAAGGTTATGATGAGGATGTTTTATCAACTATTGATTTAGCAAAATATAACATTGGTACTTTAGTATGGGAGTATAATCATTCTAGAAGACGTAATCCTAAACAACATGAAGCATTAAAACAAAAATGTATGGATTATGGTATGGTACAGGAGAATAGAGGCATGAATATTATTATGACAAAAATAAAAACAGAAAAATATAATATAACACTACAATAATGAAAGTATATCTAAGATTAAGTAATCAGAACGCATCAGCAGGAGGTAAAAAACAACGAATTAAAAATTTTGATAAATTAGAATGTCTAAAAAATCTAGTAGTCGAATTTGGTAAAGAAAACATTACAATAATAGCAGATTCGTTATCTGAAACGTTTAAACAACAAATTGAGACATTAAAAGGATATCATCATAGCAATGATACAGAAAATGTACCCAATTTAAATTTACGTGTTATACACGTAGAATACGGTAATGGTGCTGCTACCTATAGACACGCATATAACTTAGCGATTGAGGAAAATGATGATTATGATAACGTGTATTTAGTAGAAGATGATTTTTATCATAGACCAGGCAGTAAAAAGGCAATGATTGAAGCATTAGATAAATGGGAGCAATATACTACATGCTATGATCATCCAGATAAGTATTTAAACGCTATAGACGGAGGAAATCCGCATATAAAAGATGATGGAGAAATAACGCGTGTGATGAGAACAGATAATTATCATTGGAAAATAACAAATAGTACAGTAATGACATTTGCAGCTAAAGTAGGTAGATTAAAATTAGATTTTCCTACACATGAGCAATTTTCAAAAGATACAATTACTGATTCNTATAGAATGTTTATNGCATTAAATGANAAAGGTATTGGTTGTGTTTCTAGTTTACCTGGTTTATCATCACATTTAGANACNGCATGGTTANNNCCTGGTTACGATTGGGAAAATTTTAATTGGTTTGGTGATTTACCTAAAGTAAAATTACAAAATTTACCTAGTAAATTAGATCATCATAATGGAGAATGGAGAGCAGAAAATGATATTATATCTCAAGGCAGTGCTAATCCACAAAATGATGATATCGTAGTAGGAGGTATGTAATCCTATATTTATTGATATACACTATAAGTACACTATGGCTGGAGAAAAATTAACATCTGGAGAAATAAACGAGCGAGTTGAAGCATGTTATGACTTACGTTATAAACAAGGCATGCATCAAAAACAATGGGTAAAACATTGTCATAAAGCATACGGTGATAAATCAGAAAAACAATACATTCAATATTGGATTAAATCAAAGGATTTATATCAGGAATCATGGCGTGAAAAATTATCTCAACAATTAGATCCTGCCGTTAATGAATTAATTAGATTAATGGCTAGTGATGATGAGAAAATAAGACAAAGAGCAATAGATCAAGTAATGAAATACAATGGCGAAGATGAAATTAAGGTTGCAATATCAGGTGAAATGGATATTAAACTAAATTGGGGTGATGATGCAGGAATTCTCGCTGAATGATTTTTACGATAATCTAAACGACGCATTCTATGAAATGGAAACAGAATACGTTGATAAAGAAGAATATATAAACGCTGGTATTATGTATGATGCTAGACAGGCATTAACACATGAACAGGAATTATACAATATATTAGATGGAAATAACATTATTTACACCGCACCAAGGACAAAAGACAGTCATAAACGGTTTTTCAAATAGTAAACAAAAATTCGGTACTGTTGTTACATCAAGACAATGGGGTAAATCATTATTAGGACAAAATCTATTATTATATTGGTTATTAAGTCAACCTAAACAAAAGGGTGCTTGGATATCTCCTATATACAATCAAGGTAAAAAAGTATTTCAAGAATTATCTAATGCATCACATAAGGTAATTAACAAATCAAATAAAGCAGATTTAACAATAGAATTCTTAAATGGTTCTACATTACAATTTCTAAGTGCTGAACGTGCTGATAGTGTAAGGGGATTCTCATTTAACTATATGGTTATTGATGAGGCAGCATACATTAAAGAAAATGCATTTCAAGAAGCAATATTACCTACGTTAACTGCTATAGGTAAGAAATGTTTAATAATAGTACACCTAAATCTAAAAATTGGTTTTATAAATATTATTTAAAGGGTGTCAGCGATAGTATTGATTATGTTTCGTTTCGCGGTCATTCAACAGACAATCCATATATAGATCAATCATTTATATCAGAACAGAAAGCATCATTACCATCAGACATTTATAGACAAGAATATGAAGGTGAATTTACAGACGCTACTAGTGAGGTATTTAGAGGAATAGATAATGTATGTGTAGTACCTAATTATAGTAATGGAGATAGAGTACAACGATGTTTTATAGGTATAGATACAGGTTTATCTAATGATTATTCAGTGTTAACAATTATGAACGAGGCAGGTAGAGTTATGTTCATGGATAGAATTAAAGGTGAAAACATAAATACTATAGCAAATAAATTTATTGGTATAATGTCTAGATTTAACATACATGGAGGTTATATTGAAACAAATGGTATAGGTAGAGCAATGTATGATTTAATAATGCCTAAACAACGTAAATTAAAAGGATTTACTACTACACAAGATAGTAAAACACAGATAGTAAGAACATTAATTGAAGATATAGAGGCTACTAACGTTGAATTACCTAGTAAGGAACTTGAGGCTGAATGTTATAAAGAATTATCATTATACACTTACAAATTAAATACAAATGGTAAATTATCATTTACACACCCTGCTGGAATACATGATGATATAGTTGATTCAATTATGTTAGCAAATAAGGCACGTAATGAAATACAGACAAATAAAATTTATATAGGACGTTCACCACAACAATATAAACCACAGTTTGGAGTTAGATAACATATCTCCTCTTTTTAAATAAAATATTTATCGTTATATGAAGAAAAATTATAAAATAGAAATTCCTGAGTATTTGTCAATTAACAGATATCAGCGATTACAAAATCTAGAACATTTATCTGAGTTAGGTAAATTAATAGAAACTATTCATGTGTTTACTAATATTAGTAGAGACGAGATTAAAACATGGGCAATAGCAGATTTAGGTAAAGTAAGTAATGATATGTCTACAGCAGTAGATTTAACACCAAAATTTTATCCTATATGGCAGCATGAAAACATTAATTATGGATATGCAGATATCAGTACAATGACATTAGCTGAATTTGTAGATTTAGAAGCATTATGTAAAAAACCAACTGAAAACTTACACGAGATAATGGCGGTATTATATCGACCTATTGAAACACATAGATTTAATAAGTTAAGTTGGAAAGTAAAACATAATGTAAAATTGTTTCAAGAGAAATTAGGCAATGTATTTAAATATTATGAATTAAATAAATACGATAGTAAACGTAGACACGTTGATTCTGAGGTAATGAAAGATTTACCTACAGGTCTAGCTTTAGGTGCATTGAATTTTTTTTTAGGAACCGCCAACTTACATTGGATAAATTCTCTGACCTCTTTAAAGACACTAAAGACGGACAAGATGAAGACACTGTTGGAGAAACAGACACTGGAAGCTTTGACGGGCATTGGGGATGGTTTGCGACATTATATTCGCTCGCCAAAACAAATATACTCAGTATCACAGGAGAAAATAGTATCGTTGACTTAAATATTAACTTTGTATTGAATTATCTGTCAATAGATAAAGATTATAAAGAATTAGAACGTCAAGCACAAAAACGAGCGATGCAACAGAATAAAAACAGAATAAAATTAAAATAATATGGCATGTAATTGTAATAAAGCAGATAAAAAGGCAATATGGAAAAGATATAAAGCCGGTATTGATAGACATAGAATAGCAGCACAAATGATGGTTCAACTATCGTTAGTAGATGAATGTATAGAAAATGGTGATCCAAATGTAGCACCTATTATTCGTACAGAAGCTAAAGCAGCTAAAAACAGAGCAGCCAAATCTAAAATTAAAGAATAATGACATCATTAGAAAGCGTAGTACAAACATTTAGATCAGCAGCTGATGCTCATGAGTATGTAAACTCATTTGCTTTCGGTAGTTTAGATTTTCTAGATTCATCATCACAAAATATTAAGTATCCTTATGTTTTCTTAAGACCATTACAATCACCTGGGTACTCACAAGATACAAGATTAAGAATATTATCATTCGAATTGTATGCTTTAGATGTTCCTAGATTACAAAATCAATCACCTGAGGCAGTAATGTCTAAGATGGAACAAGTATTATATGACTTTGGAGGTTATATGAACTGGGGTCCGCCAAGTGATGATCAATCAAAAGGTGTATCTTATGATATACAGAGTATAACACCTACATTAGAGGCATTTATGGATAGAGTATATGGTTTTGTAGGTACAATACAATATCAAGAATCAGGAATTTATGATTACTGTAATTTCCCTAAGATATAAATGGAGTTTGAAAATTTAGATAACGCACTATTAGATTTCGGAACACGTATAGTTGAAGAAATGCAAAACCAATTATTTGAAAATAAATCGGTTGGTACAGGTGACTTAGCTAGATCAATTACTAGAACAGTAGTACCATTACCTAATGATCAGGGTGAGCAATTACAAATGTCATTATTATGGTATGGTGAATTATTAGAAGATGGAGGACCACATAGGCGAGCAGGTAGAATGCCTCCAATTAGACCAATTGAAGGTTGGATTAAAAATAAAAAAATACCTGTACCTGCTAAATTTAAATCACCTGAGAATTTTGCATGGGCAATAGCTAAAAGCATAAAAAAGAAGGGTGTTAAAAAATATCCTAAGAAACCATTTATAATGGAATCAATAAATAATGCAGCTGCAAATTTCGGTACAGCAGAAATAACAGCAGCGTTAGAAAAAGATATAATAATAAACATTAATGATGCAGCTGAATCAGCTGGAGCAACAGTAAATTAGATTATGGCATTATCAATTATATCATCACCTTATAAAACAAACGCTACAACAAATAACTTACCTATTGTTGTAACAAGTCCATCTATGTCTATGGCACAATATAGGTTAGTAACAGAAATATACATTCCTCAAAGAGGATCAGCTCCTGTAACTACCGTGAAAACATTTCCAAGCGCATCAGTTGCTATGATTGATATAGCTCGCGTGTGTTCACAGTACTTGACATATGATAACGCGATGGAAGCTACTGGTAGTCAATACAGTACTACTAATGCTGCTTATTTTAGAGTAGTAATGGGTGAAGAATATTCAACATCACCTTCATCATCTATAGTTGCATATAATGGTTTAGGAGCAGTAGGCAGTCCAGCATTTAGTGCTTCATTTAGTGGTTCAGGTAATACAATTTTATTACAACCTGCAGTTAATGAGTATACAAATTTAACTTATGATTGGCCTAAAAGTGAATGGAACGAAGATAGTGGTAATCCATTATTAACAAATGATCCATCATATCAATCAGATACATTTTGGACACCAACTGATTTTAGTAATTTAAAAGGTAAAATGTTTAGTTATGATTGGGCAACAGTATCATCAATAACAGATGCTTTTGATGTAGGTTATGCTTATGTTGAAGTAAAATTATATAATGCAGTTGGAAGTATGGTTTATAAAAATGATACTAGTTTTGGTGATAGTCAATCACCATTAGGACCATTATGTCATTTTGGAATTGGCCCTGCTAATTTATCAGCTAGTCAATTTCCTAACACTGTTGGTCCTAATTCAGCATCAGTTTATATTTTAGATGATGATTGGAGTAAAATAACATATGAATTTGAAGGATTTACTGGTAACTATAATATAGGATTTACACAACAAAGTTGTTCATTTTATGATCAAATAATAGATAGTTCTGATGCTGATACTAATAAGGATTATATAAAAGGTAGAACACGATTTGCTTTTATTAATAAATTCGGTGTAATGGATTATTATAATGTAATAAATCCAGTAAAAAAATCAGCTAAAATAAAACGTAAAAATTACACACAACCACAATTGCCATGGCAGAATATGTCTACAACTAGTGGCGCTGTATTTAACAGTAATTCACGTGGTAAAAACGATTATTATACTACATATGTAGATGAATTTGAGGTAACAACTGATTATATGGATACAGCTACAAGTGATTGGTTAACAGAATTAATTGAATCACCATCTGTATTTATTCAAAATGAAGCAATAGTAAATACTGGATTAAATCAAACTGATTTTTATCAGGAAAGACAAGTTATACCAAATGGATTTGCTCCTATAAACATTAAAAATGCTTCGTATACTTGGAAAACAAATAAATTTAGTCAAAAATTATTTCAATACGATTTGAAATGGGAAATGTCTAACATAAACATAGGAAGGTAATGGCATTAACTATACAACAAGAACCTACACAAATGAATTCCGCATATACAAAATTAATGTATAGCGTTATTTCAACTAATAGGGATCAACCACAATTTAAATACTTGTGTGATGTAAAAGATCATAATGGTAACTTAATTTCTAGATTAAGACAAGGACAAAACCAAGCAAATGGTGCTATATTTAATGTAGCAATACCTTGTAGAGGAAAATTATATGAAGACGATACATTTTATATTACTAATCCTACAGCATCAATAGGTAAAGGTTCACCTTCAAACATTAAATCATATCAACAATTTAAAGTAGCATTTGGTTGTGAATATGGTACTTCACCTTCCTCAAGTGTAACAGTATACAATGGTAAAGGAGGTGTAGGTGATCCTGCAGTATCAGGTTCAGATTTAGTATTAAATAGATCAGTATGGGAACCATGGAATGAAAATCAATTTTTATCTAGTTCAGCAAACCCAGTTTATCAAAATTCAGGTACAGGAAGTGTTAATTTCTTTGTAGCAGAATTAGCAGGTGCGAATTATGTAGATGTTAACTTAAGAGTTAATGGTGCTTATCCTAGTCCAGGAGGATTTGGAGGATCAGGATCATTTAGTTATAGTGCTTCTACAGCAGCTGATTTAACGACAGGAAATGGATTATATACTATGGATATAATTTCATTTGGTGTATCATCTTCAGCACATAGAATGGGTATGGAGGTATACAATATGTCTACTAATCAAATGGTTTATCAATCATCACAAGGTTCTACTTTACCTGCAGGATATGTTTCTGGAAGTGTAAGTGGAGTACCAGAATTATTAGATTCATATGCTTTTACTGGTAGTTTAAATTGTGTATATGGTGTTAGAATAAATGGTATACCAACATCATCATTTAATGCACCATTATTTTCAGCATTTTATGCTTCTAACAATTATACAGCATCATCAGATGTAATGCAATCAATTTCATATCCTGTATTTCCAGGCAATGTTGTAGGTGTAGGAGGTTATCCTGATACTAAAGCATGGCAAGTAACTACAAATATAGGTTCAGGATCTAACATAGGAGCTATAGATCAAGTATTTCCTACATTACAAGATTTTAGTAAAGCAAATATTCCAACATTAAACCCATTACCAGCAGGTAACTTTGGTTCATGGAATTGGAATTATCAAGATAGTAGAATTAACTTTACAGGTAGTAATCCTGATTATACTACAACATTAAATTCATCTAGAGTTTTATTAACAAATTGGCCTCAACCAACAAGAATGTTAAATAATACTGTTCCTGAAAAAGTAGGTCCATTTAGAACAGTATCACAAAATGATATTAAAACAGTATCATGGTATAATATATCAGGTAGTGCTCAAGACGCAGGAGGTGGTAGTACAGCATTATCAAATATGTTAGAACAACAAGGTAATCCTGGTACAAGTATTTCAGATATAAAATATGATAATGCAAAGTTAGATGTTATAACACCATTACTTAGAGCTACCGGTTCAGGAGCAGATATACCATTTTGTATTTGTCCTTTAGGACCAGCATTAGTTCCTATGGCTAACACAGGTTCATTAGTATGGGATTATCAAAACTTTGATATTAACAATGGAGCTGCATCACATTATTGGAAACGAGAAGAACCATGTGCATGGCAAACTAGAACACATTTTGCTTTTATTAATAAATGGGGTGTATGGGATTTTATAGGATTAAATACACCTACAAATAAAAACGCTGTAATAAATGAGCGTAGTGAATTTATGGCAGTAAACGCTGATTATAACGTTGAAATCAGTTCATATGACGCATATAACAGAGGTTTCACACAGTATTATTTAGATCAAAATTACAAGTATCAAATCACGACAGATCCAATACCATTAGCTAATGCAATTAATATGGTAGGAGGAGAATTATCAGTAAGTGATTTTTATCAAGAATTATTTACATCACCAAGTGTGTTCATACAATCAGGATATAAATTTATTCCTATAAACATTACAAATAGTAATTTTAGGTATAAAACAAATATAAAAGGACAAAAGAATTATCAGGTAACAGTTCAATATGAATTAAGCAATAAACCTAGAAGCAGAACATAATGAGAGATATAGTACTAAGAGTAACGAATAATAACGTAGTAACAGATTTAGACATAACATCTGATATTCCATTACGTTTAGATATATCAACATTTGATAATTCCAGAATTGGAGTATTATTTGGTGTTGGTTCACAAACATTTGACTTACCAGGAACTAAGAAAAACAATCAGTTTTTTAATAACGCATATGATATAGGAGCTTTAGATATTCCTGCATTATATGATTTTGTGAGTGCTGCAGTATTACTTGATGGTGATGAGGTATTAACAGGAAATATGCAATTACAGGAAGTAGTCGCATCTGAAGATGGTTATGTAACTTATAAAGTAACAGTAGTAGACCAAGCCATTCAATTTACAAGTGAATTAGATGGTGATTTCATAGCAAACGCTGATTTTAGTGCTTACAATCACAATTTATCAGTAGCATTCATAACCGGTTCATGGAGTGGTTCAGCAAATAATGCTGATTTACCTTTAAATGGAGCCGTATATTATCCTTTAGTTGATTATGGTAACGACGGAGAAGAAGCATATTATAGTTTAGATGCAAGTGGTTCATTACCATTTGTACAATTTAGTGGTATAGCTACAACTACAGGCTCAATTGATAATCGAAGTACACCTTTAGCATATCAACAATTATTACCTGCAATTAGAGGTAAAGAATTATTAGATGTAATAGCAGATCAAGCAGGATTTACTTATACAAGTTCATTTGCTAATTTAACATCTGAAGCATTTAAAAACGTTTATGTATTAGCTAAAAGTAGAGATACATTAGGTCCTACATCTGCGGGTGCATCAAACGAAACATTTAGTGGTTCATTAGGTAGTGATATGAATTTACCTACTATAGGACCAGCTGGTACAAACCCATTATTAACAACAGTAGAATTAACTGCTAATTTTGATCCAAGTTCTAACTTTACAGGACCTTCAAATTATAGATATGTTTGCCCTTTAAATGGTAATTATCAATGTGATTTTAGTATTAGTTTTAAACAGGTAACGCCAGGAGGAGCTAGTGCATTTAAAGCACAATATATAGCAGGTGTATTTGTTAGATTTGCTGCTGGTGGAACACAAAGATATAATAGTACAGGACAAAGTGGATTTTATCCTACTGGTACCTCAAATGAAATACAAATTGGGGCATTTAATATACCAAATTTATCTGCAGGTGATGCTATAGAATTAGTATTATATATAGAGAATTTAACAACATCAAATATTACTACAGCTGAAATATATGGTGGTGCAACAACATTTTTAAATATAACATCAACACCAGTATCATTTGCAAATTCTCCTATTGATATGGCTCAACAATTTGATGGTAATACTAAAACATTAGATTTATTTAAAGGCTTTTTAGAGCAATTTAATATGGTTGCTTTCCCAACTTATAATCAACCAAAATCAATAACAATAGAACCGTTTGATACATGGATGATAAATGGTAGAGATGTAAATTGGACAGATAAATTTNATACAGCAGAACGTATATCAGTTACTTCACCATTAGCAGAACAAAATAAAGAAACATTTATAGGTAATAGTGGTGATAAAGATAGATTTAGTGTCTTTACAGAAGATAACCAACCTAACTTACCATTTGGTACAGTACAATTAGTATCAAATAGTACAATACCTCAAGGACAAAGAAAAATTAAAACATTCTTTGCACCTGTAATTATGGGTACAATGTTACAATCAGGATCTATAGATGCAGATGGTAATCCTACTTATAATTTATCAGTAGAAGAAAATTACATACCTCATTTATATAAATTCGATAATTCAGGTCTAAAATCATTTAACTTTAAACCACGTATAGGATATAAATTAGCAAATAATCCTTTAACATCAGCTGCAAATAGCAGTATGTTTATAGGTAATCCTGGTCCAGGATCAATTCAATATAGTGGATCTGATGGTTACGCTACAATTTCAAATTTATCAGCTGTAGGTAATTTAGAAAATACATTTAATTTACATTTTGATAACACATATACTCCATTTGTAGCAAGCAATTCATCATTCGGAATTGGTACTGTAGTAGCAGAAACAGCTTATTTATCATATTGGAATAATTATATAGCAGGATTATATTGGAATGAAGGTAAAAAAGTAACATTAGATTTATTCTTTACACCTGAGGAATATAAAGATATAAGATTAAATGATCGTATAACAATTAAAGATCAAACATACAGAATTAACAAAATCAAAGGGTTTAATTTAATGGAACCTGATGTAGTAACAGTTGAATTACTAAAATTATATCCAGTATTTAACAATGTAGTAGATACACCAGCGCCAACACCGAGTCCAACTCCAGTGCCAACGCCTACACCTACTCCAACACCTACACCAGTACCAACACCAACACCAACTCCTACACCTTCACCTTCAGGATGTTTAGAATATACAATTTTTGGTTCAACATCAGGTGATTATCAAGAAGCAACATTTATTTGTTGTGATGGTACTACAGAATATGAAAGAGTAGAAGATTATGCTTCAACTACGTTCTGTGCACAAGCAGGAACAGTTAGTAGTTCAGGTACAGGTGGTATAGTTACAGGAGGAACTTGTACAAGTAATTGTTAATGAGAGAAGTAATTAAACATTTAAAAGCGACAATTGGTGAATTCGTTATTTGTGGAAGTTTGGCTTTATATTTACATGGTCTTATTGATGATTTTAACCATGAAGAAATAGATATAATTGTAGATAATGATATAAAGATAGATGGATATACAAGGCATACATCAAATAAATTTAATGCTAGAGGATGGTCGTCAAAATATAACGATGTGTATATTGACGTATATAATAAAAAATTACCTGATTACGATAAAGTCGTTGTTGATGGTTTGATAGTGCGTATTAAAACGTATCAAGCGCTTAAAACACATTATTTGTCATTAGATATAGATAAAATGGATGGACATGAAAGATTTAAAAACAAATTATTAACAAGGTTAGCTTTGTTTAAATAAATATTTATTAGTATGGCAACACAGACTATTGATTATAACATTAATGTAAATGCGGGTGGTTCACTTCGTACTATTCAGGACATTGAAAATGAATTAAATGAGTTAAATCAGGAGATTAAAGATGTAGGTGTTAATAGTGAGGCTTTTAACAAAGCATCAACTAATATTCAGAAATTAGAAGGTGAATTATTACAAGCAAATAATGCTGTAGAAGGATTTACATTAGAGAAGAAATTAGATACTGCAGATGGCGCAATTAAAGTTGTAGCTGGTTCTGTATCTGCATTAACAGGTGGTCTAGGATTACTAGGTATTGAAAATGAGAATTTTGAAAAATTAACTGCCCAAGCAACTAACGCAATTGCGTTTGGTATGGGTATAAAAGATTTATCAGAGGGATTTGGTAAATTAGCTAAAAACTTAAACGTTGCAGGTATAGCACAAAAAGCATATAACCTTGTGCAACGTGCATTTAATGCTATTTTAAATGCGAATCCAATAGGTTTAACTATATTAGCAATTACAACATTAATTGGTTTAGTAATTGGTTTAAAAGATAAATTTGAAGCTGTAAATAAAGTATTCCAGTTCTTTAAAGGATTAGTTACAGCAGTAGGTGAAGCATTAGGTTTAACAGCTACAGCAGAAGAAAAAGCAGCACAAGCAGCTAAAGAAGCAGCTGAGCAACGTATAAAAGACATTGATAATGAACTTAAAGTACGTAAAGCAGCAGGTGAAGAAACAGTAGATTTAGAACGTGAAAAACAAAAGTTATTAACTGCAATAACAGAAGAAGGTAGTCAAGAACGTAAGGATGCAGAAGCAGATGCTACAGCATTTGAAAAAGCAGAAATTAAAAAGAGACAAGACGCGGTTGATGCAGCAGCAGAAGCAGCTAGAGTAAAACGTCAAGCAGAACGAGATAAAAAGAAAGCAGAAGAAGATGCAGCAGCTGAGAAAGCAGCTGAGGAAGAAAAATCACGATTAGAAGCTATTCAAAGTATTAAGGATGAATTCCTTATGATGATAGAAGATCGTGATCAAGAAACTGAATTAGAAAAAGCTGAGTTAGAAGAGGAACGTAAAATAGCAGAATTAGAAGAATTAGGTGCTGATTTAGAAGCAATACAAGCAGTAAGAGATTATTATGCTGGTATTAAAGAAGAAGCAGGATTAGCTGACGCTGCAGCAGCAAAAGTAATAGTTGATCAAGAAGCTGCAGATGCTATAGCAGCTAAACTAGCTGAAATTGATGGTAAAGAAGCTCTAGAAATGGAGTATATCAATATAGTAGGTGGTTTTAGTAATTTATTAGGTCAATTAGCAGGCGAAAATAAAGAATTACAAATAGCAAGTATTATAATAGGACAAGCAGCTAACATTGCTAAAATTATAAGTAATACTACAGCAGCAAATGCAAGAGCATTAATTGAATTAGGACCAATTGCAGGTGCAGCAGCAGGTGTTAGACAAAGTATATCAGCAGGTATAGGTATAGCATCATCTGTAGCAGCAGGTGCTAAAGCAATTTCACAAATTAAATC